GTTCGACGTCCAGCTACTCGTCAGGGGAAGGCGCTGATGGCACTCTCCAGGCTCAACCCCTATCGCCGCGTGATCCGACCGGTAATCGACGCCAGCTTCCCCAAATACGTGGAGCAGGAACTCGACAAGATCGGCGTGGTCACTTCGGACATCGTCGCCCAGCTCAAGGCTCTCCAGGAACAGGTGGATGCCCTCTCGGGCGCCCCTTAACTCTACAACCAGGACACCCTCATGGGAATATTCGGTGGGTCAACCAAGACCACCTCGAACGAGACGTTCGACAGCGGCCCTAGTTCATTCCAGCGCCCATATCTCGACCAGACGTTCCAGGGCGCTCAGTCGGCCTACGATGCCTCGAAGTCGACGCCATACTATCAAGGCAACACATACGCGGGGATGTCTCCCGAGGCAAAGGCAGCGCTCGATGCTATGCGCGGATTCGCTACGGGCACCGGCCTGACAACGGCCAACACCCTTTCCAGCATAGGGTCCAGCCTTGGAGGATATCTGGGCAAGTCTGGCGACATGCTCGACCAGTACACCAAGATGGCCGGCGAGGACGCAACCTCGTCTAACATTGCCGCCGCCTCCAAGTATGCGGCCAACCCGTACCTGGATGCCCAGATCGATGCGAACTCCAGAGACGTCACGCGCAACTTGGCGGAAGTAGAGCTTCCCGGCATCGACCGGGCCGCAAGTGCCGGCGGCAACATCAACTCCTCTCGGGCCGGTATCGCGTCTGGCATCGCCCAGCGCGGTGCAGCCGACCGGATCGCCGATATCTCGGCTACCCTGCGCGGTAACGCATACAGCCAGGGCTTGGACAGGGCTCAGCAGGACCGACAGTCAAGGCTAGACGCCTACGGAACCGCAGCCTCGGCCTATGGTAACCTAGGGACCACAGGCCTCGACGCGCTCTCCAAGGGCGCTGAAGCCGGGTATGGCGCTTTCGACAAGATCAACCAGGCAGGCGCTCTGGACCAGGCCGACCGTCAGGGTCAGGCAGATGCCGACTTCGAGAAGTGGCAAGGCCAAGATCAGCGGCCTTGGGACCTCCTTGGCCGCTACAACAGCATCGTAGGCGGCAGCCAGTGGGGCTCGTCAGGTACCTCAACGACCAAGTCCAAGAGCAAGCAAAGCGGGAGCATCCTTAGCCAGATTGCCGGCCTCGCCTCCGCTGGAGGAAGCTTGGCGTCGGCTATATCGGATATTCGCCTCAAAAAGGGCGTCAAGAAGATCGGCGAGTTCCCAGATGGCCTCGGAGTTTACACCTGGTCCTACCTCTGGGAGCCCGACAGCGAAGTCAACGTGGGCGTCATGGCCCATGAAGTGGCCGAGCTACGGCCGCACGCCCTGGGCGACACCATGCACGGTTACCTGACCGTCAATTACGCGAAGCTATAAGAATGTTCCAATCTCGACCAGGGATGCCCTACTCGGGTCTCCCCAAAACGCCCCCGTGGGTGGCTCAAACTGCCCGACAGGCCTCTCCAGGAGAGCTTCCGCCTTCCGAAGGCCAATGGGGCAACGGCTACACGAACGACCAGCTCATGAAGATGGTGGGACCTAAGGACGTTCCGAGCACGGAAGCGCCGAAGGAGGCGCAGACGCCTAAGCCCCCGCGCAGCGACAACCCGTTCGCCAAGGAAAATCTCAGCCGAACCCTGCTCGACATGAGCGCGGCCTTCCTGGGCAATCAGCAAAGCTTTGGCGCTGGACTTGGGGCTGCCGCACAGTCGATCGGGAACCGAAGCGACGAGCTTCACAAGCTGAATACACCCACGGTAGAATATGGTGGCCCTGAAGATCAGTTCGAGATCACGATCGATCCCCGCACGGGTAATCGACAGGTCCGACAGGTCCCAGAGTTCACCAAGGCTGTCCAAGAGGCCCGAGCGGCCAAGAACACGCTGACGCCAAAGGATGCTTTGGATGCCCGCGCTCGTGCCGTGTACCAGATTTCCCAGCTACCCCCGGAGCAGCGGGCAGAAGCCTACAGGGACCTCCGGGCCAATCCCGAACAGTACGGGATCAGCGCCCAAGGCATGCCGATGGTGTGGTCTGACACGTACGGGACGGTCGCCGGAAACATGGGGCAGTCTGTCAGCCAGGCAGAGGCGCAGGACTTGCGTGCTCAGGCCCTGAAGCACCGCCAGTTCGTAGACCAAAGGCGCCTGGATCAGGGCGATGCCCGTATCAGCCAGGGAGCCGCCCGAGTGGCGCAGGGAGCCGAACGCCTCAAGCGTGCCCCGCGCTCCGTAGCAATCAAGCCGCCTGCCGGCTTCATCCTGGATCAGTAAATGCCCATCATAAGTGAAGGCCAGACGGCCACGTCGAAGGACGGAAAGTCCCGCGTCGTCTTCAAGGGCGGCCAGTGGGTCAAGGACACGACCTACGTTCCAGCAGGGGCGGCCCCAGGCTCACCCGTAAAAACCACGCCGCAAGACATGAAGGCGATGAATGACGCATCGGCGAAGGCCGAGAGTGAGCGGGACAGCCTGCGCACCTATGCGGGCGCCGGGAAGGCGGTCGACGACATGGATACCGGACCCGTTAAGGCCGCCTGGCTGGACGCTATCGTTCCAGACGAGGACGGTGGCATTCTGGACAAGATCGGGGGCATCTTGGGCACCGTGGCTCGGCCGTTCGTGTCTCAGAAGACGCTAGACGCCCGCGATCAGCTCAAGACCGTCAACGCCAACGTGGCGCTCGCCGGCTCCCAGCAGATGAAGGGGTCGTCGTCCGACAAGGACACCGCCCTCATGCGTCTTTCGGGAATTGGCCCGGCGAAGAGGCCCGCCGAGAACCACCGGATCATCGACGAAGCCATCTATAACAGTGGTCGCGAGCAGGCCCGAGCGCTGGTTACAGCGGACTGGATCGGCAAATACGGCTCTTTGTCCAACCGATCGCGTAACGGCATGACCTTCGAGGAGGCCAAGCAGCGGGCCGAGCGGTACTACGATCAGCGCCAGCAGGCGCGAAAGATGCCCAAGGCTCCCCCGTCCAAGCGTGGGGGCAAAACCCTCACAATCGACCTCGACGGAAACCCCATTCAATGACCACCCGCGTCCGCTTGCCAGATGGCAGCTACGTCAACGTCCCCACGGACGACCCAAAGGCGGCGTCTGCCGCAGCCCGCAAGCACTGGGACCGCAAGTCTGCCCCGAAGCAGTCCACCTGGGAGAACTTCCAGGACAACGTCATCGACAACGTCCTCCCCAACTGGGGAGACGAGATTGCCGGAGTTGGGTACGGACTAGGCTCGGTTATCTCGGGCAAGCGATCGTTCGGCGATGGTTTCCGCGAGGGCCAAAGGCGCTTCAAGGAGAACCAGGCGGGCTACAAGAAGGAGCACCCAACGCTCTCAACGGTATCCGCAGGCACCGGAATGGGCCTCGGCATGGTCCTCCCTGCCGGCAAGGCACTCAAGGGTGCCAGCATGGGCCGAAAGGTCCTCCAGGGCGCCAAGATCGGGGCTGCTTACGGTGCCGCAAGCGGTGCGGGAGAGGGAGACGGTGCCGACCTCGGTCGCCGCGCTACGAACGCCGTCCATGGTGCGGCATCCGGGGCGATGGTCGGGGCCGGCATCCCTGTAGCGGGTGCAGGCGCTCAACGCGTCGGCCGTTTCGCCCGACGAAACATTCCCGGTGTCGACTACGCGGCGCGGCAGACGGCTCGCGGCGTCAGATCTGTGGTCCAAGCGGCCACAGGTCGCCCCCAGGTCCCCATGCCCTCCGCAGGCACCCAAGAGGCGAACCGTATCGCCAGTAGGGCTATGTCCCAGGGCAACGTGTTGCGAGGACCGGCAATGACCGGACCAGCGGCCAGCCCCCAGGCTATCGAGGCCGAGGTGGTCCACAGGAACTCAATGGGCGTCCCGGCTATGATCGGCGACACTACCGAGCCCATGCGGAACCTCGCCGAGTGGTCCTCGCGCGGCCTAGGTCCTGGACAGACGCTCGTGCGTCAACGTCTAGCCGAGCGTAAGGCGACTGAAGGACTTCGCGTGCGTCAGCACGTGCAGGACACCATGCCTACGGTAGAAGACCCGATAGCTTTTGTGGAGCAACAGCAGAGGCAGGCGAAGGAGGCGGCGGCGCCGCTCTACAGGGAAGCCTACGCACAACCGATGTACCGCACGGAGCCTATCCAGGCTATCGAGCAGACTCCGGCTTTCCGCAATGCCATGCCGCAGACCTTCGACAACATCCGCAACCAGATCGATCCGGCCACGGGGCGCACCAAGGACCCGTTCCAGATGGGCTTCAGGGATATGCCAAACGCTGACCTTGGTGGACTACCACCAAACGTCCCTCACTTCCGACACCCGGACGATCCAAACCGCTTCGTTGCGTTCGACAAGGGCCTGTCATTCGAGGGTTACGATCAAGCAACTCGCGCCATGCGCGATGCGGGCGAAGCAGCGGGAACCATCAACCCGCTCACCGGCCAGGTCCGAAACAATAGCAACTCGGTCCACATCAACGCCCGAGCGAACGACCTTCGCCAGCACCTCCGGGAGCAGAACGATGCCTACGACAACGCTGTAGGCAGATACGGCGACGATATGACCTACGCCCAGGCCTTCGAGCAGGGTAGCGGCCTCGGGGGCCTGACGGGCCATGAGGTGAACTCCCAGGCGAGGTCGCTTCCCGAACAGGCTCACCAGGCATACGCTGCCGGCGCCGGAACGGCTATGGCGGACGCAGCGAGCCAGTACGGGGCGAAGTTCCCCTCAGGCGACACCGCGAACCACGTTCGCAAGATGCTGGGGGATGACGTCAAGCAAGAGGCGATCAGCAATGTCTCAGGCCGGGCGGCTGACGTCCAGGGGCTTAAGGAACGGCTCGAATACGAGCACCAGGGCCACCTAAATTGGCAAGGTGCGTATGGGAACTCCAGAACAGCATCACGCCAGTCTCTAGACAGCGATTTGAACGAACAGGCCAACTTACCGACCTCCGGGAGGGCCGTACTCGGCCAACTCGTAGACTACGTGGTGGCTCACGCTGCCCCGCAGTACCGATCGGACGTCAAGGAGCAGATTGCCCGCATCGTGACGGCGTCTCAGCCGTCCTCGGTTCGCGAAGCTATGGAGGCCATCGCCAAAACGGCGGAACATGATCGCCACTTTGCAGACCTCATGCATGCCGCTGGTGCAGGCATGGCGGCAACAGCCGGCGCCAACATCGCGCCGATCGACCCAACACAAGAACCGTGAGGGCCGGGGGCTAACCCTGGCCCCCACCCACGGAAATAACATGCCCACCAAGCCAACCGGGAGGCCACGCGGCCGACCCAAGGGGGCGAAGAATATCCCCAAGCTGGTGGACTTCGTCGCCGAAAGCCTCGCCGGCCCGATACCTGTTCAACCGGCAAAGACCGTAGCCAAACCTCGCGGACCATGTGCCCACATGACTGCCGAGGAGAGGACCGAATACTTCAGAAAACTTTCGTCTCTGCGAAAGCGCTGTGGCGCAAAGGGAATCGCGGCCAAGCCACGAGGCCTGACGGTCGCTCAATACGAAGCGCGACTAGCCGAACAAAAACCAATAATCCAAAGGATCATCAAGAAAATGGCCGATCAGGGCCAACTACCCGACGACCCGAGGGCCGTGGAGGCCCTTGAAAAAACCATGGTGATCCTCCGAACCCAAGAGGACGCTAAGAGCAAGCTAGCGGCGGCACGTCTTATCCTGGATTTCACCAAGGCTAAGCCGACCACGAAGATCGAGCACACGGTCAAGACTGCCGAGGATTACCTAGACGAGTTGGCTGAAGACGGCTGATGACTACCAAGGAGCAGGCAGAGCGCCGCAAGGCGACCCGCAAGCGGCTCCTGGATGACTTCGAGTTCTACGCCAGGAAGGCGCTCAAGATCAGGACCAAGGACGCTCGGATCATACCGTTCGTCCTCAACCGAGCCCAGCGCCGCTTTTTGGCAGCGATCTTGGAGCAGTGGCAAGAGACGGGGCGCATACGCGTCATCATCCTCAAAGCCCGTCAGCTCGGCCTCAGCACCGTATGGGGCGGCTTCATGTATTGGTGGATCAGCCAACATAAGGCGACCAAGGGCATCGTGGTAACCCACAAGGCGGAAGCCTCGACCGCGCTGTTCGACATGACCAAGCGCTATCATGCCGAGATGCTCCCGTTCCTGAAGCCATCCACCGAGAAGGCCAACGCCCGAGAGCTGAAGTTCGACAAACTGGACAGCGGTTACATGATCGCCACCGCAGGAGCCGACACCGTTGGTCGCGGTGAAACACTCCAGGTCGCACACCTATCCGAGGTAGGTCTTTGGCCCAAGGGAAAGGCCCGAGAGATCATGAACGGTCTTCTCGAAGCCATTCCGAACGCGCCGAACACCTTTGTCGCAATCGAGAGCACCGCGCGAGGCATGTCTGGCCCATTCTACGAACAATGGAAAGGGGCCGTGGCTGGCACAACTGGATTCCTCCCGATCTTCATCCCCTGGTTTGAGGACGACAACTACAGGGCCCCGGTTCCGGAAGGTTTCAATCGGACCCCTGAAGAGGACGACTTGTGCCTCAAGGTCATGGAGCACTACGGCGAGACGCTAGACGACGAACAGCTCCAGTTCAGGCGCCTAAAGGTGGCGCAGACTGGCCTACCGTTGTTCAATCAGGAGAACCCCACGTTCCCTGACGACGCCTTCCTGACCTCTGGTGCTCCCGTATTCAACCTGGAGAAGCTCGCAGCCCGCATCGAAGAGGCGTCCGAAATTAAGCACCGGATGGACTACTGCCCGATCGGGCAGACGATGACCGCTAACCCACGTGGCCGGCTTTTCGTTTACGAAGAGATCGACCCGCACACCGAGTACACCATCGGCGTCGACGTATCTAAAGGTACAGGCGGCGAGGGCGATAATGCCGAAGGCGACTGGTCCGTGGCCCAGGTCCTGGACAATAAGAAGCGGCAGGTCGCCGTATGGCGCGGAAAGGTCGAGCCAGACTACCTGGCGGTAATCCTCTATCATCTGGGGCACCTCTTCAACGAGGCACGCATGGGTATAGAGTTCAACAACCACGGTATCCTTCCGAACACCATGCTCTTCAAGACAGGCGTTCTAGTGGGTGGCGAACTGAAGACATACGAAAACCTCTACACTCGCGAAGTTTACGACAAGCAGACCGACGAGATGAAGGAGGAACTGGGCTTCTACACGGACGTCAAGACTAGGCCGCTCATCATCGACGAGCTGCGCCAGGTAGTCCGGGACGATCAAATCACACTATACGACAGGACCACCTTGGAAGAGATGGTCTCTTTCGTAGCCGACCCCAAGACTGGGAAGATCGAAGCCGAGGTAGGCTGTCACGACGACACTGTCATGGCACTCGCCATCGCCAACCACATACACGAAGGCTCCTGGGCTCCAATCGAGAACCATGACGACTTCTTCTTCGAGATGAATGCATGAGAATTAAACCGCGAGCCCTGGGAGACCAGGAGCTTTTGGATGCCTGTCGCGACCAAGCGAGCAAGGGCACCACTCTGGGTGAAGGAACCCTCCAGGCCGAACGCCAGGAGGTCACCGAATATTACCTGGGCAAGCGACCTGTGCCGATGCGGGATGGCGGTTCCAAGTTCGTCTCACAGGACGTTTATCTGTCGGTCGAGACCATGAAGGCAGAGATCGTCGAGACATTCGGTGCGGGATCGCAGATCGTGCAATTCAGCCCTCAGGGGCCGGAGGACATCGAAGAGGCCAAGCACGCTACGGCCTACTGCGAATACGCTACACACCGGAAGAACGACGGACTCCTGATCTTCCAGGACGTTGTCCACGACGCCCTAACGGCTCGCGTGGGCTTCGCTAAGGTTTACTGGGACAAGCGCGAGGACGTCGACGTCTACACGTTTGAAGGACCCAAGGACCAGGCCGTGGCACTGCTGAGCAGGCCGGGCGTTCGCCCCACTCGTCGCCCTCGGATCATCCCGATGGATCAGGGCCAGGCGCCCTTCGTCTCGATTGAGTACGAAGAGGTGACTGACGTCTCCCAAGTGGCGATCGACACGGTGCCACCGGAGGAAATCGTTATTGCGGGCAGGACGCGCAAGCTGTCCAAGGTCCGATACATCGCCCACCGATACCGCTCGCCTCTAGGGGACCTCGTTGCGGCCGGATACGATCAAGACAGGGTCTACAGCATCGTGGGCGGTGATGACGACCTGGCTACCGACGAAGAGAGCGTTCGCCGCGAGTTGATCACGACAGGCATCTCATGGTCCGACGACGACGCTGCCGATGAGGCGGGCCGAATGGTCACGGTCTACGAGAGCTACATTCGCATCGACGCTTTGGGAACCGGCTCTCAGCAGCTATGGAAGGTCGTTCACTGCGGTGATACGCTACTGGAGAAGCAGCGCGTAAGCGATCACCCATTCATCGCCTACACGCCGCAGCCGATCCCTCACACTTTCTGGGGGAACAACTTCGGCGCCCGCACGATCAACCACGCCAACACGAAGACGACCCTCACGAGGGCGATCATCGAACAGGCGGTGGACGCTACCAACCCTCGCTGGCAAGTCGCCAGGGGCGGCGTGGCGAACCCTCGGGAGCTGATCGACAACCGGCGCGGCGGCGTGGTCAACGTCCGGGACGTGAACGCATCTGTGGCTCCCCTTCCCCAGAATCCGATCAACCCGATGGTCATGCAGACGATCGGAATGGTCGACAGTGACCGCGAGGACACCACAGGCATCTCAAGGCTCTCCCAGGGCCTCGACAAGAAGGCGCTGAGCCACCAGAACAGCCAAGGCCTCGTAGAGCAGCTCTCTGACAACTCGAAGACCCGCACAAAGGTCATCGCACGCAACTTCGCGCTCCAGTTCGTCGCCCAGCTATACCTAAAGGTCTACAAGCTGGCCCTGGAGAATGAGAAGCCTGAGGTCATGCTGGAGATTGGCGGAAAGTTCCAGCCGGTCACACCAGCCTCTTGGATGAGCAAGCGTGACGTCCGGGTAGACAT